GACAAGATCATCCACGGCACGGTGGAGGACCTGAAGCGCACGATGGCCACGTTGAATCGGACGAGCCGCACCGGCACCGAGACGACCCGCATGGCCGACTCGAGTGCCGTCAACGGCTTGAAGCAGCACGCCATCAACAGCATTCTTGAGGAGGCCTCGGGTACCGTGGACGCCAAGGGTGTACCGTCCATCAAGCCTGTGCAATTTCGCAGGGCTCTCGACAAGATCGGCCGCGACAACCTCGAGGTGCTGTTCGACAAGGAGACCGCAGCCAAGATGTACCAGTTGGCCGACGACGCCGAGAAGCTGAAGGTCAAGCCTACTCGGGCCGGTGGTAGCGACACCATGAGTCGGGCGCAAGTGATCCTCGACAAGGACTTCACGAATCGAGCCGCCTACCTGATGGAGAACGTGGCCCGAAAGTTCACGGGTGGCATGGTCATGGGCTCGATCCGCTGGGCGCGTGAGGCCGGCGCGAACCTCCTCAAGTCGAAGCACGAACTCGAGAACGCCACCGAGGCTCGCCATCCGACTCGCGCGTCGGCTGCCGAGACTGCCGAGCTGGCCAAGCCGGTCAACAAAGAGCTCAGCCAGCTCAGGTGGGCCAACAGGAAGAAGATGGCTCCCGGTCCGGCTGCAGCTGCGCTGACGATGGACAAGAAGAAAGAAACGGCGTCCCCGTGAACATCCTCATCGTCGATGACGATGGCGTCGGCCTGTCGTACGCGTTGCGCGCGGCTCAGGCCGGCCATCAGGTGCGCTGGTTCGTGCAGCCAAAGCCGGCCAACGACAAGACGGTCGGCGAGGGCTTCAAGGGCGTCCAGAAAGTCGACAACTGGGTCTCCCACGCCAAGTGGGCCGACCTGATCTTTCCGACGACGAACACGCGCTTCATGCCCAAACTGGACGCGATGAAGAAGATGGGCATGCCGATCTTCGGGCCCAGCCTCGAGAGCGCCAAGCTCGAGATCGATCGCGCCGCCGGCATGAAATTCTTCGAGAAGCACGGCATCGAGTGCGTTCCCTACGAGACGTTTCCAAACATGGCCGCGGCCGAGAAGCACGTCTGGAAGACCGGCGACCGCTACGTATTCAAGACGATGGGCGACAACGAGGACAAGGCTCTCACCTACGTCTCGAAGAGTCCCGCCGACATGATCGAGTGGATGCGCCGCACACCGCCGCCCAAGGGTGAGGTGATGCTGCAGACGTTCGTCGAGGGCATCGAGCTGGGCGTCAGCCGTTACATTGGCTCGAAGGGGTTCGTCGGTCAGTGGAACGAGTCACGTGAACACAAGAAGACTATGTCCGGGGAGTTCGGCCCGAACTGCGGAGAAGCAGGCACCGTCGCCTGGTTCACTGACGATTCGAAGATCGGCAAGGAGACTCTCGCCAAAATGGAGGAAGACCTCGTCAAGATGGGCCACGCGGGCGACGTCGCGATCGGCTTCATGATCGACGATAAAGGCAAACCCTGGCCGACCGAGTTCACCATGCGCGCCGGCTGGCCCTGCAGCAACCTCTTCCTGGGCTCGACAAAGGGCGATCCGATGCAGTGGATGAAGGACGCTCTTGAAGGAAACGACACCACGAGCTTCTCGGAGGCCATCGGCTGCTGCATCGTCATGGCTGCGGGCGCTTGGCCTAACGAAACAGAGGACCGAACCCGAGTCATGGGGTTGCCGATTTACGGAACCACCAAGACCAACACCAAGCACCTTCACCCACAGGCGGTGCGCCTCGAGAAAGGTGTCGACCTTGACGGTGAGACGCTCGTTGAACGCCCCATGTGGAAGACCGCGGGTGACTACGTCATGGTCGTAACCGGGTTCGGCAAAGACGTCAAGCAGGCCTGCGAACGGGCCTACAAGACTGTCAAGCAGATCAAGTTCTCCAACCCCATCGTCCGAGACGATGTGGGCGAGTGCCTGGAAGAAGAGCTTCCGAAGCTGCACGCGCTGGGCTACGCTACGCATGCCGATTACGTGGCTGGGAAGGGCTAGATCCGCGCGCGACCGCACGGTACTTCACATACGACTCGATGCTCTGCAGGTACTCCCACCAGTTCTCGTACGCAGCGATCGCGGTCTTTCCGGCGCCAAGGAACTCCGGACTCTTGCAGCCCCACACACCGGGCGAGAGCTTGTAGAGTCTAGGTTTTGAGGTTGTCACCGATCGTCCAGTGATGCGGTGTCTTGTCCGCGTTGATCGTCCTGACGTGTTTGGTCACCTCTTCCGAGACCTCGATCAGCGGTTTCATGTCGACGGACGGAGGCCGGTCGTCGATCAGGTTTCCGCATAGCTTCGCGTCGGCGATGATGCCGGCGCAGGCGATGATGCTGGCCAGGTGCGGGACCCGGGTCTTCGGGTCTTCCCACTCGCCGTTCGAGAGGCGAATGCAGTGCCTTCGCAAGGCCTCCAGGTAGATCGAGAACCGCACGCCGGCCGCACGCCAGTTGAAGGCGCCGTACTTCGACGCGCCCTCGGCAAACGCCATGGCCGCATAGACGTCGACCGTATCCGGAATGAGGCCCAGCGGCAACTTGGTGGCGCCGATCATGTCTTTCGGGTTCGTCGGGTCGGGTGTGTAGTCGACGCCGCCTGGCAATCGGAGAACGAATCCCGTCTTCTCCCCGAAGTACCGGCAGTCGACGCTATGAGGCTCGCCCAAGGCGCGATAGCTCGTGATGCTCATAGCCCATACTCCAGGAACGCCGTCACAGCCACCGGCACGATCGGCCGGATCAGTTCGAGCATCGCCGTAGCGTAGACGCGAATCTCCATCTGGGCATGCTCGTGCAGGCGCAGTCTCAAGAAGCCGAACAGGTTGTGCAGGTCGACCGATGCGAACATGTGCGAGTAGGTGGCCAGCGGCAGTACGGTGCGGGCGAGCTCGCGCGGCACGCCGTCCTCGAGCATCGACTTGTACATCGTGAAGCTCGTGCGATTGTGCATGGCCATGACCTGCGCCCAGGTGCTAGCGCGCTCGTGCTGCTCGGTCGTGCGCATCTGCTTGTTGGTGGTCGACTGCGTCGTGATCTGATCGGGCTCGGGCGTGTAGAACTCCTCGGGCAGCTCGGTGTAGCGAGCCGATACCTCGTTGAAGCTCCACGTGCGGTGGCGATGCCACTGCCGGAAGACGAAGATCGGCGCCTTCACTTCGAAGAGGAACGACACGGCCTCGAATGGCGACGTGTGCCGGTTCTTCATCAGGTAGTTGATGAGCTTGGCATCGCTGCCGTCGCCCCTCGGCTCGGCGTTGTAGCTGACACGAGCCGATCTGACGATCGTCATGTCGTCGCCCATGTGATCGATCAGTCGGACGAGACCGTGGTCGAGAAGGCGGATGGGGTCGCTGGTCATGAGAACTCTCCGTAGAAAAATCGTTCGGCCGAACGTCGAGTTTTCGCCGCTTCTTTGAGGTCTTTGAAGACCCCAAGGTAGACGCGTTTTCCTTCGAACGGAATGATCGCCATCCACCTTTTAGCCTGGGTACTCCAGTGCACACCCCGGACCCCGCTCGTATTGTTTGACACCGTCTTCCTTCGATTTTGAAGGTTCTGGGAATGAGTGGCCAAGCGCAGATTTGCTGGTGCGTTCGATCCGTTTCCTTTACGGTGATCGATCTGGAATCGGCCCGGATCCGCATTGTTGGCCAAGGCGAAAATGACACGATGCTCAAGGTACGCGACACCGTCTATTCTCACCATTCGATAGCCTCGACCCTTCTTACCTCCTGCTCTTTTTCCTTCATGCTTCTTGTTCCAAGTCAGAGCGTACTTTGGGTCGACAAACTGGCAGTCCGGCCGATGTTTCCAGAACAGTTGCCCCATCTTTCGATCAAGACGAAGTCGAGATCGCAAGTAGTCGACAGGGGGCAAGTCTCGGTTTCTCACCAGAGTCGTTCCTCAGGTGGCGGCTTGTACGCGAAACTGTCAAACGTCGCGTCCTGCGTCGCGCGCTTCATGACGAGACGCCGGTCGACCAGTTCGTCCACGGTGTTCCTGGCCAGGATCAGGTAGACCATGACTTCGCGATCGAGCCCGGCCTGCATCTGACGCATCGGCCCAATCCTTTCAATAATTTGGTCATGTGTTTCAAGGTCCCATGATATAGCAAAGAAGACGATGATGTTGCACACGTTCTGGAAGCCGTCGACTCCGTGGCCGATGCTCTGGGCGTGCACGAAGGCGATCTCGATCAGGCCCGCCTTGAAGTCGTCCTCGTCCTGCTTGGTGTGGATGTGCCGGCCTTCCGGGAAGCGCTTCTTCAGACGCACGAGATCGGGCTTGAAGTGATAGACGATCATCACGGGCGCGCCTTGCGCCTCTTCGATGACCTCCTCGACGGCCTGCAGCTTCTCGTCGTGCGCTTCGACCCAGTGCGAGACGTCTGCCACGATCTCCTCTTCGCTGCCGGTGTAGACCGCGCCGTTGGCCAGTTGCAAACATTTTATAACCTTGCCAGACGAGGCGAAGGCCTCGATGTCGTAGCCGGCGATCTGCGTGAACATCTCGCGCTCCATGGCCCGGTACTTCCCCCTGACCGTGGGCGGCAGGTCGACGTAGATGCGCTCGACGATCGGGTACTTGACGTCGAACCAGTCCTTCGGATCGAACGAGATCGTCACGTCCTTGATGAGGCCGGTGATCTCGGCGAAGGTGTGCGGGAACGCGATGCGTTTGATGCGGGTCTTGTGGGCGTTGACGGCGTCCTTGGCGCGCAGATACCCGAACCATCGGTTCTCGAAGGCCGAGTAGGACCGTCCCAGTCGCGAGCCTTGATCCAAAAACCACATCGGGCCCCACACATCGGCCAGGCCGTTCGGCGAGAAGGTGCCGCTCAAATTGATCCAGCGATCCACAAGCACGTCCGTAGGCTTCTTCGGATCGTAGAAGGCGACATCGGACAGAGCCTGCGCACGCTGCCCGCCTTGCGTGAGGCGATGGTTTTTCAGCTTGGTGCAGTTGTGCACAAGGATCCCATTCGCGAAGTAATGATGTGCATCCTCTACTTCGAGATCCCATACCGCAACCGAACCTCCGCATTCGATATTCTCAACACGGTCCACCCTAACGCTTCGAGGGCTTCGGTCTTCTTTATGTCTCGCTCTTTTCCAATCTTTGTGTTGTGTGTCGCTCCATCCACTTCCAAGCAGGTCTTGCGCTCCGGCCATGCGAAATCCGGTTTGTAGTTCGAGGGCAAACCTTTCCATCCCGCTCTCGTCAACACTCTCGTACTGATCGACATGTTCCAGAACCATCCCGGCTCCAGAACTCGGCTCAAAATTACTTCGCAGTCGCTCATGCCTGTTCCATTCCCGCCGCGAGTCTTTGACGTGAACGGATCGCCTCGAAGACGGCCTTGCACAGACAGCTTTTCGCGTGTCGACTCTCGCATCGGAATTCCTGAATTCCAGGATCCGTTCGCTTTGATCCAAGGCAACAGGTCTTTCATGGCCTGCTCTTGAAACCATACCTTCGGCTTGGTTGATGTCCATGCCAAGGTCGAGCAGGACCGACTGCAATACTGGCCTCTTTTCGATGACGTCAGTTGCGAAGCTCGGATTCCGAATTGCGCGTCGCAGTGCTTGCACGTCCGTAGAACAAACAAGAGCGAGTCCGGTTGTGTTTTCGGATGCTGTCCAACGACCTTCAGCCCAGAATGAGTGAGTTGGAGTACAGACAATTTTTCTTCCGTCGGACAGATGGAGTCGGACGAGCGACGAGGCTTTCTTTTTGAAGACATATGACACCCGTTTGAAACCGAAGGCGGTAGCAACAAGCTCGCCTTCAAGAACGGAGTCTATACGTCTTAAGCCTTGTTGTGTGAGAATCGGAGTACTAGCTTCAAAACATTCATCGGCAACCACGCAGTCGAACGGCCACTTGCGGCCCAGGTGCGAGACCAGCCAGGGCAGCACGTCGTAGTTGACGGTGAAGATCTCGGCGTCGGTATTCAGAAGGGCCTTCTTTCGAGCGTCGATCTGGCCGACGATCGGCTGGATCTTCATGTACTCGAACTGCTCCCACTTCCTGGCCTCTTCGGGCCAGGTGCTGCGGGCCACGCGCAAGGGCGCCAGCACCAGCGGCTTGTTGACGGCCCCACTCAACATGAGCGCGTCGAGGGCTGCCAGGATGGCCGAGCTCTTGCCCATGCCCATGCGCGCCAGGATGTTGCACCGCTTGTGAGACAGCGCGAAATCGATCATCGGCGGCTGCCAAGGCCTGGGCACGAACTCGCGCGCGGGAGTCGGCGTTGGGGTTTCGCGGGGGCGGCCGATCATCCGAATATCCGAAGGCAAACCGTCAAGCCTCGCTTGTGCGCCATGTCGATCATGAGCCGGGTCCCTGGCGAGACTCCATCCCAGACCGCGATCAGCGCGTCGGCTTCCTTGGCCATCTCCGCGTTTCTCGCAGCGGCCTGTCGTCCGTTTTCCCAAGCCGCTGGAAAGTACTTGACGCCGATGCAGTTCTTTTGCGCCCACTCCTCGCCCAGCCTATCGCAGCCAGAGGCCGTGCCGCTGAAGACCTTGGTGATGCCGTAGGCCAGGTAGAACTCGTCGGCCGCGGCGTAGAGAACCTTCCTCCAGCGAGCACGCAAGGCCTCGTCGTACCAGTCGAATCTCGAGCCGGCGATGATGGTCTTCATTTTTTCTGAGATGCGAGTAGTGCCGCCCAAGTCTTGAAGCCGTTTTCTTTGGCGATCTGTTCAAGAATTTGGCAATGCCGTTTCGGTTGCCCCGGCTCCAGCTTGCGCAGGTAGGCTTCGGCCTTCAACGCTTTGATGTCGATCATCGCTTGACACCGTAGCCGAACGAACGAGCTTGATGGTGCTTTAGACCACGAAGATCGAGCCTACCGATCCAGCCGATTCGAAAGAACCAGACCGGGAGATGGATTTCGATGTTCGGCTGAGCGAGATCAATGTTGACTCCAAACGAAAGGTTCGACCATCCGGTGTACCAGAAGTAGGCGACGAATCGACGCCCCCATCCCTTCGCCCTAAGCTGCTCGCGCGTGTACTTCATGGCAATGGCGGCAGCCACTTGTCGAGCTGCTCGACGGTCGAGATCACGAGCACCGTGCAGCCGGCCGCCCACATACGGGCATGCTCACGCGACTGGCCATCTGTCGGCACGCCGCCGGGGGCCTTCGTCTCGACGAAGGGATGGCCCTTTGGCATCACCCAGCCCACTCGTGTCTCTCCGGGGAAGAGGACCATCACATCCGGCGCATGGCGTCGACCCAGCCAGCTCACGGCTCGGATCTCGCCGCCGTAGTCCTCGACCCTGGACTTCAGGGCTTTCCTGATGTCTCGTTCACGCATAGTGGTCGACGAACAGTGCCAGGGCGAAGCCGACGCCGATAAGCACGAACACGTTGGCGGGCAGGCCCATGAATCCGGTCAGCAGGAACGGAGCGGTGAAGGCCAGGCCGGAAGCGAAGGGGCGATTCATTTGAGAAGTACCTCACCTTTGGATGTCCACCTGTCGCAGATCGAGTAGTGTGACGTGTTGAACTTGCCGAGGGCGCAGCGATGCGAGACGAAGCCCGTCTTGGGATGCGGGCGCAGGCCGCCGTTCAGGAAGTGGTCGCAGTTGCGGCACAGGGGCGGCGAGGCCTCGTAGCCCTGCTCCGCCTTGGCCTTGGCTTTCAGGCTCTCCGGATTACTGTGTGGAAAACAGGTCATGGCTCTTGACTGGCTGTGTGTGGAATCGAGGCGTGCCATCACCGGGCAGGGTGAACTTGCCTTGCCACGTCTTCCAGGCTACGGAGACCGCCCCGGTGCCGGGGAAGATGTCCACCAAGTGGTCGTCTGGCCTGGCGCCGACCATCTCAAACGCCCAATGGCAAACCGCTTCTGGCTTGGCGCCCGTCAGCCCGCGCTTGAGAGTGATGGACTCCTGCACCCAGTCCCGCATCACAAGCCGCTTGCTGACGACGGGCTTCCGAGCCGGCTTGACGATGACAGGCTCCCAGGCGTAAGCCACGCTCACGTTGCGTTTGAAGGCCGCAAAGCCTTTCACCCAGGACATCCATCGAGCGCCGGTCTTGGCGACCAGCGGGGCGAGTATTGCCATGCTCGTGGCGGTCGCCGACGCATGGAGAACCCACCCGTCGAACTCGCTTTCGAGGCGTTCGATGAGCGCTGCGTGGTCGACCTCTCCCGCATAGTCCGGGTGGTCAGCGTAGAGGTGAGCGCACCCGATATACGGCGGGTCTGCGTACCCAATCCTGGCCGTCGTTTCCACACGATATTCCGTTTTTGGGGGTTGCTCAGTCATGATGGTTTCCACACGCTATTCCGGAGAGCCGGCTTTCATTCGGGGACCGCCTCGAAATCGTCCTTGATGCAAATGTGTCTACCGGGGGCGCTGTTGTTGAACAGCACCGCATCGCCTTTTTTGAAGACACCGAACATCCAGAACACATCAGTCGATCCGCACTTCTTGCAGTAGTCGCCCTTCGGCCCACCGATCTCGCGAATTTTCGCCTTTACCTCGGCGAGGTTTTTACGAAGCTCGGCAAGCGTCTGTGTCATTCCGGCACCGCCGCAAATGCGTCAGGGTCGAGCTTGCTGCCGCAGGCATGCAGCCGCCTATTCGAGGCCGTGAACAGGCGACGGCCGGGTTCACCTGTCGAGTTGTAGTGGTCGCCCCAGTAGACCGGGGTCTTGCAGTAGCGGCAGGGGAAGCCTTCGAGATCGCCTTCGCTATCGATGCCGTCGTCAGTCGTGGCGCTCATCATTTGATCCTCGTAGGTGTGGCCTCGATGTTCGTCGCGATCTCTGGCTCGGCTCATCACGATTCCTTCCAGCCGACGTCGGCCAAGATGCTCTTCGCTTCGCGCACGTACCAGTCCAGATCCAGGTCATCGGGCAGCGAGTCGGGCAGCACCATCAGCGGCTTGGCGCCCTCGGTGCGGGCCACCGTGTAGCCGCTGCCTTGCATCTGAATGACGCCCTCGACACCCTTGGCCATGTACCAGCGGATCGCCTTCCCGAGATACTGACCGTCCTTGACCGCGCCGCCGGAGACGCGCCGCACGCTGACGAATTTCCTCACGTCGGTGCAGCACCTGACGGTGGACTCGACAGGCACACCCAGTTCCAGGAAGTTGACGGCTGCATCCACGCAGATCTGGTTCGTCGGGTTCTTCTGCAGGCCTGGCGGCGCGAAGGCGCCCTTCAGCTTGGTGCCGCCGCCTTGCTTCAGCGCGATGTAGTTGTTGACGTCGCGCGAATAGATCGCGTCGTAGGCCGTCTCTTCGGTCACGAAGCCGGTGGCGACCTCCCAGACCCAGACAATGCGCAGCATGGTGTCTTCGAGCTCGGCCGGGCACTTGATGACCGCGCCGTCGGTATTCGCGCTGACGACGGCAATCCCGTGCCCCTCGAGCTGCTCGATCAGCATCAGCAGGCACAACTGGCCGGTGACGGTCGTCTGGATCAGCAGGTCAGGGCTGTAGAGGCTGCTGTACTTGCTGCCAAGTTTGCCAAACGAGCCGTTGACCACGATCTTGAGGCTGTCGGCCTCGACCTTCTTGCCGGCGTCCTTGGCCCGCAGGCGGCGATTCAGGATGTCGCGATAGACGGCCAGGAAGTGCGGGCCCATCTGCTTCGGGTACAGGCCTTGGCGCAGGATGATATCGGGGTAGTAGCTTCGCACGTCGCGGTCTCGCAGCAGAATGCCGTTTCCGGCCACGTGGGCGGCACAGGTCTCGCTCGAATGAAGCCCGCCGATCCCCATGCGGTACACCGAATCCCCGATCGTGATCTTCGTCTTGGCCAGCACGTCCGACATCTCTACGGCGCCCGTGCCGGATACGTAGAAGTAGCCTGCCTCGATGGCCACCACCAGCTCACGCAGATGCAGCGTCGAGAAGCGCACGAAGTCGGGAGCCTTGTACTGGAACTGTGTGCCGGGCTTGATGACCGGCGCATTGATCCGGTTGCCGGTGTCCTTCTGGACGCGGCCGCGGATCACGTTCTCGGCGATCTGGGCGTCGGACTTGCTGCGCAGGTCGATGCCGTACTGCATGCCCATGCGCTGGCGCAGGTCGAGCTGCTCCTGCAGGGCCATGTAGAGGTCGACCGTGGTCTGCAGGTCGTTGCCGCAGTACTCGACCAGTTGCGGACGAAGCTCCGGCGTGATGCTGTCGGCCGGATCGATCGGCAGGTCCTGCATGCGCCTGGCGTGCAGCCGGCCGCCGTAGATCTTCAGCGAGGCCTGGCCGGGGGCCACGTCGATCAGGTCGATGTGATCGAACTCGTCACGACCGTAGGAAGCCTCAGGGAAGGCGGCCTTGAATTCGTCGGACCAGTATGCGTGCTTCTTGACGATGATCGCGTCGCTGGCGTCCTTGAGCCTTTGGTTCGACTCGCCCATGCACGCCATCATCGTGATTGGCATGTCGTAGGACCGGCCGTTGAACGAGATCAGCGTGTGGTTGCGCAGGATTTCCATAACGGTGGGCGCGGGGATCGGGTGGCCTTCGTAGAGCTCGAAGTGGGCGGTTTTGCCGGTCTCGATATTGCGGAATGAAATGAGCCAGTAGTCACGAAAACATTCCGTGTCGAAAACCAATGTTGACATTTGCTTTGAAGAGAGTTCTGCAGGCGCGCTTCGGGATCGAACCGACACACCCTAACTGTTGGCCAACTAGCTCCTACCCGGCCTTGTCGGGTCACTGGAGCAGCAGGTTCATGGATACCCTGCCCAAGCCTAGTGGCCCGCAGAACCCTCATCAAAGCATCACTTGCCGTTCGGCTTCACGTCCCACTTCCGACTCTGGCATTGCGGACACTTGCGTTGCCGAGCCTCGATCCGCGGCAACCAATGGAAGCCGCAGTGAAGGCAGACCCGCTTTTCGGGGTCTGCCTTCCGGAGCACCGGATTACGGGGTTCCGAGCGCATCGTTGAGCTTGGCCAGTTCGGCTTCGGTCTCCGACTTGCGTTCCTCGCGCGACTTGAGCGTCGAGAGCTTGGCCTTGAGTTCCTTAGCCCGCGCCTCGAGCATGTCGCGCCGACGCCGCTTGATCTCGGTGTCCAGCTGCGCGATGCCGTCCTTCAGCCACTCGGGCGTCGGAACGTTGTAGCCCGAGTACGTGGTCTCGGCAATGCGGCCGAAGGTGACCAGTTCGATGGCCTCGTCCACGTCGAGACGATCGACTTGGAGAGTCCGGATTCGTTGAAACAACATCTCTTTCTCCTTCAAAAAATGCGGCTAGGCCGCGAGCTTGAAAACATCCTCGAGCCTCAGGAGCGGCACGCTCATGATCTCGTCGACCAGCGAGTAGCGGTTGGTGCGCATCGTCTGGACCAGGTTCGGCAGGCTGTAGAAATCGACCCCCTTGGTCAGGTCGAACGTGTTCAGCGCCAGGCCGTTCCTCTCGCAGTTCGGCAGGAACGTGTCGTTGCTGTCGCCCTTGAGCTTGTAGTAGTAGACCGGCACCTCCTTGCCGAACTTCTCCGTGTACGACGCGTGCACCTCGCGGAATGCCGGCGGCTGGTTCTCACCGCCGTCCGACACGACCGCGATGCCGTCGACCTCGATCTTCTTCTTCAGCAGGTAGTCGAGGCTGCAGCCGATGCACGTGCCGCCGGACGCGATTTCGCGCTTGGTGATCTCCATGATCTTGTCCAGCGCCATGCCCGTCACGTCGTAGTACGTCGGCGCCGAGTTGAAGAACACGAGATGCGTCTTGCCAGCCGCAACCCGCGCCAGGATGGCCGCCACCTGGCGAGCCGCCTCGATCGCGTGCTGCATCGAGCCGGACTTGTCGGCGAGGATGGCCCAGTCACCTTCCACTGCCTGGTTGTCCAGTTGCTTTTCCTGCACGCCCTTCAGCTTCTCGGCGGTCTTCCCACCGATGGCTTCCGCAGCGCGCGTCGTCTTCAGCGTGGACACCTTCGACGTGGCGACCTTCTGCAGGCCGGCCTCGTACGCGGCGCGCAGCGACGGGGTGTTCTTCACGCCCAGGCGCTCGAGCATCTTCGAGTTCGTGACCAGTTCGGTCGGCGACATTGCACCGATCAACGCCTGCACGACGGCCGGATCCTTCGCCTTGGCGCCCAGGGCACCCATGGCGACCAGGAACGGGATCTTGCGGCGCATGATCGTGCCGGCGATCTCGTCGGGTGCCATGAACTTCATGTTGGCCACGTCCGCGAAGACTCCCATCTTGGCGCCTTCGAAGAGGATCTTCTGCGCGCCGGCACCCGGCTTGATGTGCAGGAGCGCATAGAGCTCCTTCATCGAAGCCTTGTGCTGCAGCGCGGCGCGCTCGAATCGGCCTGGCGACTCCTCACGCTCGCGCAGATAGCGCTCGACCGTGCGGTACAGCTGGCGCTGCTTGACGCCCTTCTGGCCCTTGGCGAAGCGCACGGCCCGCACGAGGTTGCGCGGATCGAGCGACACGACGTGCGCCAGCGCGTTGTCGCGCAGCTCGACGTCGTCGCCAGTAGCCGTCAGCGCGATGACCGGGAGTGCCACCTTGGCGTCGCGGATCGCGCCTTTGGCCTGGTTCCAGGCAACGAGGTGGGCGAAGAAGTTCGGGTCCTCCGCGGCGGCCTTCAGGCCGACGGGAAGGTACTGCGCGAGATCACCGTGCGGGCTGCGGGTGAGTTCGCTGATGACTGCGTTCTTGGTGAGACCTCGTTCCATGGTAAGCACCTCCGTGCTGAGTGAGAAAAACTGTTGCCGTAAGTCTCGAGTGGCTTTTTACGCGCTCTCCCGCTGAGCTACCGGAGCCGGTGGGGCCCCGAGCTGGGAATCGAACCCAGCCACCTCGTGCACCAGAAGCATGAAACCTCTCAAAGTGACGGCGAACCTGGAAGCGGGGGTGGGACTTGAACCCACGACCTCCGGGGTATGAACCCGGCGATCTACCAACTGATCTACCCCGCAATTTAGTGTGACGAGTCGATCGGCTTTCTAGGCGGTCTACCAGTTGACCTACGTCCCCCGAGAGGGTCGATGGGATTCGAACCCACAACTTCCGCATTAACAGTGCATGTAAGCCGATCAGTTGTCACGAAACTTGTTGGACTTCTCCTTGTTCAGTTCGTCGCGAATTCGATAGTGCGAGACCTTTTTTAAGGGCCGTTGCGAATACTGGAATCGAACCAGCTACCAAAGGTGTATGAGACCTATGCTCTACCAGATGAGCTAATTTGCATGTACGCACCACAGTGCGCGACGAGCCGTGACTCTAGCTGTTGTTGTAGTTGTTGTGGTGTACTTTACATTCAGCTTTCGGCCCAGCTGTACGTGACCTTGCCAGTGGCCAGGTCGGCAGCGGTGATCGACAGCACGCCGGCCTCTACCCCCTCGAGCGCGATAGCTCCGAACGCGGGGATGCCCTCATCGCGCAGGAGCTTGATCAACCTCAAGGCGCGGTGCACGGGGTTGGCGTGCAGTGCGTCGAAGTCGACCACGACGGTTTTCACAGCACGGTGCCATTCATAGGTACCGCGCAGCCTGTGAAAGAGGCGATCTGGACGTAGCGATGAAGCCAGACCGGCCATCCGACCGCGGCCACAGGTGTCACGACAGAGACTCCCCGTCATCCTCGCCCGCGATCTCCTCGAAGTCGTTCGGATCCGGGGGACGGCCGCCACCGAAGGCCTCGCCGATGCGCACGCGCTGGATGCCCAGCAGCGTGGCGCGCAGGCCCTTGCCGGCCTTGTTGTTCTGCGCCCAGATCTCGACCTGCATGTTGACGTAGCAGCCCGAGAACAGGCGCCCGGCCTTGCCCTCGTACAGCTCGTTGTTGGGCTTGTAGATCGGCTCCTTCGAGTTATCGAAGACGAGAGGCCGGCCCTTGTCCTCGGTGCGGTGCGCGGTGAGCGCCCAGTGGCCCTTGTAGCCGTCGAAGTCCTTGCGCGCGCCGTCGACCCAGCAGCAGCCCTTCGGGTCGGGCAGGATGTTCGCCAGCATCGTCTCCCACTTCTGCGGCCACTGCTCCTTGGCCACGGCGCGCAGCGCGTCGTCGACCATCTTGCGCTGCTCGCTGTCGGCCGGGATCAGCGCGGTCGCGGACCAGCGCCGCTTGTCCTCGGGCTTGCTCTTGCTACCGCCGAAATACTCGGGCTCGGCGAGCACGAGGAAGCTGCAGCGGACGTCTTTCAGTTTGATACTCATGCCCACGGATTGGTCTCCTTGAAGTGGGGGTTGGGGAAAGTCTCGGAAACGTGAGGCCGCGCCAGCGGTCTTCACTGCAGCACATCTCCTCGTTCGACCAGTGCCGGCCGTCCCAATACAGCATGACGACCGGCCCCAGAGTATGCGTGTGAAACGAGTACAACTGGGCCTCGTATTTGCCAGGACGCGCCGGGTTTTGCAGGGCCGTGAACCACGGCGTTTTTGGCTCGAGTCTCATGCTGATACCGGTGCGTCCCGGTACTCCGTGGTTGGGTAGTAGGGAAATGTCACTGGCACGCGACTCTCATGATTCGTGAAGGTCGTGACTGCGCCGTCAAGGTCGGTTTCCTTCCAGACAATCCCGTCGATGTCGTAGGCCTGCCCGTCGCCTTCCCTGAAGACTCGGCTGCAACGCTTGTTCTGCCAGAGCACCCTACCTGATACTTCGGCAACGTCCACCCATTCGTTGTCCGTGCCCAGGAGCGGGCCGATCGGTTTGAACGATAGGATGGCGCCAATCATATTGATCGTGATCGGGGCGCTGCCGCCGCTATGGCCTTGTGTGGCGAAGGTTCGCACGACATCCAGGACCATCGCAAGCGCGTCCTTGTCGTAGGCCAGTTCTCGCTTGGCATGGGCAGCGATGCCACCATCACGGCCGCGAAGGATGCGCCAAGCAAGACTGACCCGCTCGGTGAACTCGCTCATGTGTCCTCCGGAACAGCTTCGAAGTCGTCGACCGGTGTCCGATCGCCGGGGGTGTAGGGTGTCTTGATCGCGGACGCCGGCTTGACAGACGGCACCGCCGGGTTGCGCACGATGATCTCCTGCAGCTTGGTCCACTGGCGCTTGCTCAAGAGCATCGCCTTGCCGTTCTTGGCCGGGGTCTTCAGGAGCTTTTCGGCCGACGTCGGGCTGATGACGGACATGTCGTAGCACTGCTCGACCGTGAGCCGGAAATTCTTGCGGAGGTGCTCTTCGGCCTTCACCGGATCGGTCCACTTGCGCGGGCCTTCGCGGCCCAACTCGAGGCCCCAGCCGGCGACGGGGATGTTCGCGAGCAGCCGGCGCTCGGTCTCGGCGCGGATGGAGCGGATGTAGTCCTCGAGCAGGCCGGTGGCAGACATCCGCGTGGCCAGCGTGTCCGGTGTCATTTCCTGGACGATGGCCTCGACCGGGATGCCCTGCTCGACGACCACGTCGAACGACGCGCCGATGGTTTCCTGGACCTTCTTGGCCATCGCCGGACACGTGGCCATGGCCTTGCAGAATCGACAGTCTTCCTCATTCGGATTGGGGTGGAGGTAGACCTTCTCCCAAGTCGCTTGCTCCATCTTGCCGTGATACTCGATCGCGGCTTCGACTTTCTTTGCGCGGTCCTTGGCGTAGGCCGCGAACTCGGCAAGGGTCTTGAATTCGGTCACGGTTGAATTTCCCGGTACATGATCCCGGCTTCGTCGATCAACTTGCGTGCCAACGCAAGGTCTTCGTGCCATCTGGATGGTGCGGTTTTCATTGGAAAACTGACGATCTCGCCGATGCCGACCTGGATGATCTCCACGGTGCAGCGTGTGCACGGAGGGCCACCCCAGACCATTCCCGACTCGTCAGTGGCGGCCAGATACAACGAGCACCCCTTGAGCCGCATTCCTGTTCGTGCCGCAGCGAGCAATGCATTCATCTCAGCGTGCACGACAAGTTTCAGCTTCACATCACGGTTGTTGAGACGCTCTTGCGTATCGGCGATTCCTCGCGGGAAGCCGTTGAATCCTGCCGACAGAATCTCGCGGTCAGGACCGACGATCACCGAGCCGACTTGGGTAGATGGGTCCTTGCTCAGTTTCGAGTGATACAGAGCAAGCCCTAGAAAATGTCGATCCCATCGTTCGCTCATCACATATCTCCAACCGGAATGACCCACTCGCTCAAGCCGCCGTGCTCTTTTTGGAAGATGCCGATGCGCACGCGGCGGATGTCGTAGCTGATTCCCAGCTCGGCAATGGCGCCCAGCGCGTACAGCATGCCTTGCGTGTTGTTCTCGACGAATACACGGATCCAGCCCGTCTTCAGGTCGATGATGAAAAGCTCGTAGCCGCCGTCGGGCAGAGCGATCAGGATGATGCAGTCGGCCGTACCGAAGCTGTTGGGCACGCCCACGAACTCGCTGAAGTCGACCCGGTGCTCGATGAGCACGATGTGGCCCTTGCTCAGCGCCTTGATCGTGTCGACGTAGTCCTGGGCCATCTCGGCCATGTCCTGCGTGAACCAGACCACGCGCGTTAGCTCGCCGGGGCTGTGCACCGGCACGTTGGTGCCGATGGCACGGATCGCGGCTGGCCACTCGACCGGCTCGGTCAGCACCAGTTTGCTGACCAGGTGGATGGCCGTGCCCTTGTCGGAAGCGGCGCTGTACGAGTCGGGGAACGCGGACTCAAGAGCGATTCGGCCGGCGCACTTCAGCCATCCCTTGCTGGAGCTTGGCGATAGCTTGGCGTGTTCGCTCATCGCACCTTCTCGTGCGTGTCGGACCAGCGCTCATTTCCGTACTGGTCTTCGTACCGATACGGAACCGGCTCGGTTGGCGTCGGCGCCCGTTCGGACAAGGGTGGTGGCGGCATGGGAGTGCCGTCGAGATCTTCCCAATCGTCGTCCGGCATGTCCATGACTTACGCCAACTCGGCAGCCGACAGCGCCGCGCTGAACTTGGCCATGGCCACGGGCCACTGCTCGGCTGTGAGCAGTGGGCCGCGCTTGACGCCAAGCTCGCTCAGGATCGCGACGGCCTTGGACTGGTCCTTGGCGACCAGCTTGGCGATGGTGTCGCTCAGCAGGTTGCCGTTCTCGGCGTACGTCGCGTACGTCACGGCTGCCGCGGGAGGCGGGGGTGCGGCAGCCGCCGGAGCCGGCGCGGCTGCGGCGGGAGCGGCTGCGGCCTCCTTGACCTTCTGCAGATGATCGGCAGCCGCAGTTGGCGTCTTCGGCGCGGAGGCAGAGGCTCCCGGGGCCTTCCTGCCGGCGTGGTACGCAATGAAGAATGCGGCAGCCTCATCGGCGTCGGCGAACTCGAGGTGAACAGAGGTCATCATGTCGTGCCCTTTCAAGGCGTGTGGTGGAAAATCAGAAAGAGGCCCCAGCCGACCGTCGCGCAGCACGCGGCGAGAAGCACGGCGACCCAGAACGCGGGCCATCGCCCGACGTCGTGATCGGGATCATCCGGCCAGTGGCAGGCCGCAGGCGTCGGGCAATCACCTCCGCAACTAGAGCAGACGTGCACCACGGGTTGCGTGTCGCTCCAGCCTCGAAGGAAATGCGGTCTCATGGCCTTGGGTCCGTGTGGTTGGAGGAAAATTTATCACAGCATTTGCAGACCTGCAAGAACTATTTGACATTTTTTCAGCAATCGCTGTAGGATGCCCCATGGCAACGAACAAGGCCTTGAAGAAGTGGATGTCCGCGGCCAGTCTCGAGCAAAAGGAAAAGCTCGCCAGGCTGGCCAACACGTCCGTCGGCATGCTGTACCAGCTGTCGGCCGGCGACCGCAAGGCGAGCTCCGAGAAGGCAATTCGCATCGAGAAGGCCGCCGCGAAGATCGGGGGCGGCCTGCCGCCGCTGACCCGCATGGACTTGAACGAGACATGCCGCGGCTGTGAGTATGCCCGGGCTTGCGCCGCAAACAGCCGGGCAGGATGAAAAGGATTGAATCATGACCAAAAAAGTCGCTCGTCCAGAGCAGCAGGGAGCCGCGCCTGAGCCGGTAGCGTGGATCAGCCCGCGTTCACTTGCTCGTGTCTGCCTGTCGCACGAGACTCAGGTTTGGCTATACGCCGCCCCCGATGAAGTCTATTCCGTGCCCCTCTACGCAGCCCCCATCGAGGGAGCCACCGAGCCGCCTATCCCGCTATCGGACTACGAAGAGGCCAAGAGGCAAGAACGACTCTGGCAACAAGCAAAAACACGCCCATGGGCCGAACCGCCAACCAGCGAAGCGACACGAGAGCGTCCTTCTCCGCAAACAGCCGGGCAGGATAGCGAAGGGCTTGGCCGCGCTATTTCCGCCTCACCACCCGAGACGCCAGTCCCGCAGACCCGCAGCGAGAAGATGCGACAGGCGGGCTTCACTCGTCGGCCATCACCACCGGGAAAGATGGCGGGTGGCTTGTGGCGCGAGGACGGAGAGACGCCAAGAGCCGAACACGAAGCCAACATCGAACGGCTCCGAACGGCCCTCGCCGCATCACCACCCGAGACGCCAGTCCCGCAGAGTGAGCCGCTGACCAAGGCCGGCCTGCAGATCAGACCGTTTGTCGTCTCGGAGCACTTGCGTAGCGCTGAAGACGTTCGTGAGTTCCTATTGGCATGTCTCGCTGAGCCTTTCGGCTTGGCTGAAGATCGAGAGCCGTTCTTGGCGAACGCAATCAAGCACGCCATCAACGGTTTGGTCGCACAGACGCCAGCCCCGCAGAGTGAGCCGGTGGCGGACATGCTGCGTCCAGCACTCGAAGGCCTCTACGACATGGGATTCAACGACGGCGGCAACCCTGCTGACGGGCCGGTGACAAACGATCAGCGAGGCGCGGTAGCGGTCAATCTCACGCTCGCATCCATCAATGCCATTCTTGCCGCCTCTCCCTCATCCGAGGGACGCGAACCCAAGGAGCAGACGTGAGCGGCCATACCTGTCACTGGCCCGGTTGCACAGCCGAAGTACCGCCCGCAATGTGGGGGTGCAAGCCGCACTGGTTTTCCCTGCCGAAGAGGCTGCGCGACGAGATATGGCGCACGTATCGACGTGGGCAAGAGGTGACCAAGACGCCCAGCCCCGACTACCTCAAGGCAGCAAACGAAGTGCGCGATTGGATCTTGGCTTACCAAGCTGGAGGCGGCGCAAGCTGAGAAGCAATGATGACGGACAAGCAGATAGATGAAATGTGGGAAGACGCCCTATGCTGCTCCGATTACCACGGGATCACAGAGCGTGTTCGTGGCTTTGCCCGTGCCATCCGCGCCACCCCTCCCTCATCCGATGGAGGACGCGCATCGCCGCCCGAGACGGCGGGGGTGCCGAAAGGCTGGAAGCTGCTCAAAGACACGACGCATGACGAGCGGTCTTATTCCGAGGACGCGAGCCACGAGAACGGCAGCTACTCGAACTGCTGCGTCCATTGCCTGCGCACGTTCATCGGACACAAGCGACGCCATATCTGCAAGGTCTGCGCATTGTCATCCGATGGACGCGCATCGCCGCCCGAGACGGCGGGGGTGCCGGACCGACCTAAGGTCTACGTTTATCGGCGCTTCCCGGGCGCGACTTACACGAGCCTCGTGGACCCTCGCCCGTTTCCAAACGAGGATGTTGCGCCTATCGAATGGTTCGCCATCTATCTGCCACCCACCCAGGCCAGCGACGAGACGAAGGCAGCGCAGTGAGATACGCCCGCACTGCTGAGGACGAGGTATTCGAGCTTCCGCGCGTCTCTCGCCTCGGGTGCTGTGACTGCGGGCTTATCCATGATGTGGCTTGGTCCGTGTTCGGCAAGCGTTTGTTCATGCGGGTTCGGCGCAATGAGCGCGCCACTGCACAGAGACGACGGCATTTGAAGGTGAAGAAGTGAATCAACCGAGAACGATTCGATACGGCAAGGGCCCTCGCTCCCACGAATGGGGGCAATGGCTGCATGGTGTTTGGCGCTGTCCTTGGTGCGATGGCTTCGTTAAATCGGAGAGGAAGCCCGACCCAGAAGCACACGCCAAGTCCTATGATTCCTTCGAATGGCTCTCAGCCAACCCCGTCGCCAGCGACGAGACGAAGGCAGCGCCGGCAGCATGAGCAAGATCACCGTGACCGTGCAGCTCGGGCGCTTCCCAGACGAATTGCGGAGGGCGACGCGCGAGGTTGATGACGTTCCTTCGGTGCTGACGACAAGCACAACGGCTATTCACGGGAGGCAGCACCATGAATAACGGGTGGCGGGTCCGGCTCACCGAGAAGACCGCCACGCCGCACGTGGTTCCGGTCGCCGACACTCGAAGGCATCTGCCAGAAAACTGCTGGTGCCAACCTACGTTCGACGGCAAGGTGCTGGTGCATCACAGTGCCGATAGACGCGAAGAACGTGAGCCTGACTACAAGCGACCGCTGTCGTGAAGACGGCTGTGTAGGAATGAGTGCGCCGACCGTCGCAGTTCTTGAGCGCAAGCTGCTGCTCGGATTCACACCGCGGCGCGCGCGCCTCGGCTGTCACAACTGCGCGCATAGCCACGTCTCGCGAAGCGCGCATCACCTATGGTGCGAGCTCCTGCATTATTCGGTGAACAGCCTCGACCTGTGCTCGAGGCACGAATTTGAAAAACCTGATCGCGGCGCGCAGGACCCAGCGCCGCAAACTTCTCTTGGGAGAGCTCACATGAAAAACCGTGGTTTCACTTTGATCGAGTTGATGGTGGTCGTCGCCATCATCGGCATCCTGGCCGCCGTGGCCTTCCCGGCCTACAACAACTACATCAAGCGCACGAAGCTGACCGAGGTCATCCTGGCCACGGCGCCATGCCGGGAGACCGTGACCGAGACGGTGACCACTCTCTCGGCCTTGCCGGCTGCAGGCGCATGGGGCTGCGAGTCGACAGTCGGCACTCCTGTGTCGAAGTACGTCGCCTCGATTACCGTCGACGGCAACGGCGTGATCACCGCAACGACGCAAGGAACGGGTGACGCGACGATCGATGGCGGCACCTTGCAGCTGGTGCCCTCGAGCGATCTGGCGCTGGTCGTCGCACCTGTTGCCGGCGGCACGATCGCGCGCTGGATCTGCGGCCCCGGCGCAGCCAATCCGGTGCCGACGAAGTACCTGCCGTCGACTTGCCGCGGCTAGCCCCGCGATTCAGTGAAGTGACTCGGGCAGCCTCCAGCGGAGGTTGCCCCCCGGGCCCTTGGTCTCGGAGATGTCCATCAGCACGCGGGCCTGCGTCACCGCATCCCACGGTTGGTTATTCATTTCTGCCTCCTTGAAGACGGCCGACTTCATGATCGGGCCTTCCTTCAGGATCTGGGCCAGGAACTTCTTGGCATTCTCGATCTCGTCGGGTTTGCGATCGCCGCGCAGGATCATCGGCTCGGCACCGTCTTCCGTGCGCTCGATCGACTGCTCGGTGCCGTCGTAGTAGACACCGTTCTGGACGTACTGGAACTCGTCGTGGCCGTAGACGACGCCGAAAGACTTGGTGCGGTCGAGCTTCATCGAAGTGCAGTCCTTCACAAAATAGTGATGATGCCATTGCCCATGGGCCAACGCAAGGCTACAGTGGGCGACCCCCCAGGACATTGGAGCACGACGCCGTGCAACTGCTGACCACCACGCAGATACGCGAGCTGTTGCCCGTGTCTCGCTCGACGATCTACATCCTCATCCGCACCCAAGGCTTCCCGCCGCCTGTGAAGATCCTGCGCCGCTCGCTATGGCGAAGAGATCTCGTCGAGTCCTGGATTCGGCAGCAGGCGGGAGTGGTTGCGTGACGGCGTACTACAACAAGCCGAAGCGTGGGTGAGGTCGTTCATGGAGTGCAGGCCATGATCCCCGCCGAACTGCGATCGCGCAAGGGATGGCTCCTCTGGCGTCTCGAGCCTAACCCGAAACCGGGCAAGAAGCCGCTGAAGGTGCCCTGCTACGCCGACGGCACGCGCCGCCGCGGCGAGCAAGGCAGCGAGCTCGACCGGGCCCGCCTGGCCACCTACGAGACCGTGTCGGCGCTGCTCGATGCGGATCTGGCCGGCCGCTGGACGGGTCTGGGCTTCGCGATGCTGCCCGAGTGGGGGCTGGTCGGACTCGACTTCGACCAGTGCGTCGTCGACGGCCGAGTTGACAGTTCGATTATGGGCCTCGTCGGGGCCACCTACAGCGAGTTCTCGCCCTCGGGAACGGGCATCCACGCATTCCTGAGCGGATCGCTTCCCGATCGAAAGTCGCCCGGCTTCGAGGTCTTCTGCGCCAAGGGCTTCCTCACCTTCACGGGGCAGGAGACCGAGGCCAGCGAGCTCGCGTTCTCTGGGGTACTCGACCACGTCAACGGCGCGGTGACCGATCTGTACGAGGCCCGGTTTGGGTCGGACGACGGCAGCATCGCCGTGCGTGCTCCGGCCCAGACCGCCACGGTAGAGCAGTTGGCCATGGTGTTGGCCAATATCCCGAACACGGGCAAGCACGAGCTCGACTACGACCAGTGGTTCCGCATGGTCGCGGCCATCCACCGCGAGACAGGGGGCTCGGATATCGGCTTGCGTCTCGCGCTCGAAGTCAGCGGGCGCAGCCCCAAGTTCAACGAGCAAGATCTGTTGCGTCGAGTCTGGCCATCGATCAAGAACCGACCGAACGCCCTGGTCGGCATCGGCACCTTGAAGGTGCTGGCCGGCGAGGCCGGATGGATCGAACCGATCGAAGACACGTTCGACGTCGTCCCGGAGGACGCGCCGGCAGTTGTTGCGCAAACTCCGAGCTCCAGCAAGAAGTCGAAGTCGCCGGGCGTCAGAGTCAAGGCCGAGCGTGGCGGCATCCCCGAGGCGCAGCACCTGTGCACCGACCAGGCCAACGCGAACCGGCTGGTCAACGCGTACGGCCGCCAGGTCCTCGTCGCGGCGGGCCGCTGGCACGTCTGGGATGGCAAGAGGTGGATCGCCGATGACGCCGATGTCTACCGGTACGCGTGTCGCCTCTCGCTGCTCGTCCACGGGGAGGCCAAGGCCGTGCGGGCCAGGGGGAGCACGGGCGATGCGGCGGCCATCGCCAAGGCCGAGGGCATCGCCAAGGCGCTCGAGGCGTGGGCGGTCAAGAGCGAGATGAAGGGGGCCATCGAGGCGGCGGTCGGGCTGGCGCGCAAGATGCTGACGGTGGAGGTCGACACGCTAGATGCGGATCCGTGGCTGCTCAACGTGGCCAACGGGACGGTGGATCTGCGCACGGGCAGTCTGCGGGGGCACTGTGTGGACGACATGATCACGCGGCTGGTGCCGGTGGCCTACGTGCCGGATGCGCGGTGCGAGGTCTGGCAGCGGGCGCTGGCCCAGATCTGCATGGGCAACGAGCCGCTGCAGGCCTTCCTGCAGCGCTGGGCCGGCTACTGCCTGACGGGGTCGGTCGTGGAGCAGTGCTTCGTCGTCCACTGGGGCGACGGCAGCAACGGCAAGTCGACGGTGCTGGATCTGCTGGCCGCCACCATGGGCGACTACGCAGGCGTGGCCGCGCCGGGCCTCATGCTGGCGGCCAAGGGCGAGCGGCATCCCACGGAGATCGCCTCGCTGATGGGCAAGCGCATGGTCACGGCGCACGAGAGCGGCGAGGGGGTGGTGCTGAGAGAGGACTTCATCAAGCAGGCCACGGGGGGCGACAGGCTGTCGGCGCGCTTCATGCGCGAGGACTTCTTCGACTTCGCGCCCACCCACAAGCTGCAACTGCTGACCAACCACAAGCCGGCCGTCAAGGGGCAGGACCAGGGCATCTGGCGGCGCGTGCTGCTGGTGCCCTACGAGGCGTCGTTCGGCGACGAGGCGGCGGTGCTCGGCGGGCGCGCCACGCACCTGATCGACCATGGACTCGTGGAGCGGCTCAGGGGCGAGCTGGAGGGCATCCTGGCTTGGCGCGTGCGGGGCGCGGTCGAGTGGGCCACGCAGGGGGGCTTGCGGGCGCCGGCAGTGGTGCGCGCGGCCTCGGATGCCTACAAGCTCGAGCAGGACCGGGTCGGCCAGTTCGTGGCGGAGTGCTGCGAGAGAGGGCTAGAGCATCGCGAGCCGATGACCGAGGGGTTGGGTGGCGGCCTGTACCCCGCGTATGTCGAATGGTGCCGCGAAGGAGGCATCCATGCGCTTGCAAAGTCGCGTTTTCAGGACGATATTTTGCGCGTTGTGGACGGAATTGTTGAAAAAGGCAAGGTTCCGATGGGCAATGGGAGGCGTCGGGACGTCCGTTTCATCAGGGGCGTGAGGCTGATGCCGGACTAGATTTTGTCTAAGGGTTAACCCTCGAAATGGTGTCGTCGTGGTCCGAAATGTCGTCTATGTCGCCCGTTGCAGGGCAAATTCCTATTCTCCCGTAATAGAAAGAGGTTCGCGCGCGCACCCGCGAAAGATAGGGAATTTACCCTGCAGGAGACGACATAGACGACATGTTGAAAAAAGCAAAAACAGGGCTTCGCGTCGGAGTGGTCGAAAATCAGCGCCGCGCCGGCGTCGAGTTGTAACAGGACGGGGCGGCGGAGTCGGGCCCGCGCATGCTGCCGGCGATCAGTCCGACGCCCAGGCAGATGATGGCGATGGCGGCCACCCATTCGTCGACGTTCAGGCGAAAGCGCGGCCGGCGGTGCGCCTCGATGGCGCTGGCATAGGCGATAGGGTCGGTCATGGGGTTTTCCCGGTGGTTCGGCCGCGGCGGCGCGCGTCCAGGACGAATCCGCCCGCCAGGCGCCACGGGATGCCGGCGGCTATGAGGAGGCCTCGGGCGCGTTCTGGCGCGGATTTGGCCGTATAGCGGGCCCGCAGCAGGGCGATTTGCTGCTCGAGGTTCGGTGTCATCGCACTTCCCCGTAACCCACCATGCCGAGCTCGTGCGCCATCTGGTGCTCGATCAGCATGGCGAATCGGTGCTCGCGTCGGTAGGGTGCAAGGGGCTCGTCTCCGGGTTCGTCCAGGCCTGCGTACGCCAGATCAAAGTCGTCGACGGCCTTTTGCGTGATGCCGCGCGCTTCGCATAGCTTGACTTCGACGAGCTCGTGCAGTGCGATCAGGAATTGTTCCTGCTCGCTCACGGGTAGGCCGCGCTCGTCGGTCGATGCCGTGATGATCTGCAGCGTATCTCCGGAATAGAACCAATCACCCAAGGTCGGATAGCGCATGTCGGCGTACGGTTTGGATTCGATGAGGATGCGATTCATGATTGGTCCTTGGGTGGGTCGACGAGGAAGGCGGCGAGGTTCGCGGCGCCGAGGTAGGCTTTCTCGAAGTCGGTTCCGGCGTGCGATTCGGAGACGGCTTTACGGAATTCGGCTTCTGATCCGGAGAAACACCCGGTCGTGAAACGAAGGCCGAGCTTCGCGTCAGCGTGGGCGGTCAGGGTTGTGTTGCGCGAGCCGATCGGCCCGACGGTCAACAGACAGCGCGCATTGCCGTAGACCCCCGCATCGCCGGAGACCCACGCATTGCCGTAGACCTGAGCATTGCCGGAGACCTGAGCATCGCCGGAGACCCACGCATCGCCGTAGACCTGAGCATCGCCGTAGACCTGAGCATTGCCGTAGACCTGAGCATTGCCGGAGACCCACGCATCGCCGTAGACCTGAGCATCGCCGTAGACCTGAGCATTGCCGTAGACCTGAGCATTGCCGTAGACCCACGCATTGCCGGTTTGCGATAGGTGTTTCTCGGTTTCGATCCAGCCGCCCAAGTCGCCGACTTTGACGCTTAATCCGATTTTTACGAGCGCGCGGATGCGGTGGAGGGTGATGCCGAAGACGATTTTCGTTTCGGCAGTCAGTTCGTACTTTTTCATGACGTGTAGCCTTTGTGTTTGAACTGGAGATGCAATCGGTTCTCGAGCATGCGCAGGGCTTCGAGCCATATGGCGCGGCCCAGGTCGTCCGGCAGAATTTCGACGTCCGGCAGATCCGTGATCGGGATCGGTCGGAGGGGGATCGCGTCTTCATCATTCATGCTCGAATCTCCTTCGCGGTTTGTGAGGTGGCCGGATCAGGCGCGCAAGCAAGGCCAGCGCTATGGCGATGCCCGCGAGCCAGAGGACGGCGCGGGTCAGGCGCGTCATTGCTTTTCCAGACGCGCCAGCGTGCCGATGAGATGCTGGGCCCACTTCGGCGCGGGTTTCGTGGCCTTGCCTGTTTGCCGGCCGTAACGCGTTCCCGTGTAGGGCGACAGCAGATAGTTCACGGTATCGCGCAGGTTGCGCCACTTGGCGCCGTCGGCGTCCGTCTCGCGTAGACGCGACTGGGCGTTGTCTCGCTCGGTTTCAGCCTTGCGGAGTTTGTCGGCCAACGTGTCGTCTAGTTGCGCGTCGCACTGCTCGAGAGCGACTCCGACGTTTAACCCTTGCGGCGTTTCAATCTCGACCATGATCGATCGCGGCCCGAATTCGACGATGTCGGCGGATGCCCCGAGGCTTCGCGCCAGCGTGGCGATACTGTCGGCCATGATCTTTCGATCCTTGGCCCGGCGCTCGGTGAGGTGTTTGTAGGCGGTCATGATTGCACCTCGGATGCTGCGTGTTTCGCTTTCCATGCAGTCACGGCTTTGTGGAATGTCTCGACTCCTCCGACCTGCAGAATGCGTGCTTCTGCGGCCGCGATCGCTTGTGCCTTGCTGGCGCAATGCTGGACGATTCGCATGCGACTATCGGGGTCGCTGACGCTCCAACGATGCCATTTCGTCTCGAGACCGGTTTGCGGATCTGGCGTGCGATGCAGCACCAGCGACAGACCGAGAATAGAAACGGTTTCAGCTGCAAACGGTTTGCCCGAGTCGTCTGCGAATCTGGGCGTAAATGTAGTTTTCATAGGCCCGCCATCATCGCGTCGGCGTCTTCCTGCAGCTGCGCGGCATCTTCGCGCTCCATCTCGGCGCGCTCTTTCGCTGCGTACTCGCTTTCGGATTCGCCGACGATGCGCGCATGTTCGTCCGCCATGCGCGCCGCGTCGCCTTCGTCGTCGAAAATCTCGCCGAAATAAACGCGCTCGTCGTTCATGGTCAGGCGATAGCCTGTCAGGAATCGGCCGTGCGGCAAGCCCGCGACGATGCCGATGGCCAGGTCTTCGGGGAACCCTTCGGCGTCCGTGAACCAGCCATGATGGCCCAGTCGGGCGACGTCGTGCGCGTCGCGTTCGTTTCGGAATTGCTCGTCGGTGGTGTACCAGATCGGCGTTTCGTCGTTCAGGCCTTGGTCCAGCCCGCTCGAGCTTCGCAGGGTTGCGAAACGCACATCGCGCCAGGTCATCGGGCGGGCCCAGTGTTTCTCTGCGGCTTCGGCGCGAAAGATCGCGAGACGGCGCGGCGCAGGGATGGAGAGATTCGGGTAGGTAGTGGGCATTTTCAATTCTCCGTTTCGGGAATGCCATAGGCGGATGGAATCTCGCGATTCGAATGGGCGCAGTAGAGGCTTTCGCCTTCCCAGTGCACAAACACTGCCTCCGGAGCCCAGCTGCTGCGCCAGTCGTTCGTGCGCATCGCGTCGCGAATCTGGCGGTAGTTTTCGCGTGCAGACTGCGCGTCGATACACTCTCCGTCGGCCATCAGCAACGCGCATTGATAGCCACCGGGCCAGGCGAACCCGTGCGAGCGGATGAATTCTTGCAAGGCCTTGATATGCATGGTGCTATCTCCAAAGTGCGCAAAAGTGCGCATCGGCAAAGCCTCGAAAGGCCTTGCCGATGAGTTACTTAAAAAATCGCGCGATATCGGCGTCGCATCGGTTGGCGCAACGCTCGAGCGTATCGGCGAGCTTTGCCCACACTTTGCCAGCCGATGGATCCTGCCAGGTCGCGGCAAGCTCACTCGAGCTTTCGCGGTACTGTTGCGCGGCTTCACGGAGCGCTCGCGGCAGCTGCTCCGGTGCTGCGACATTCAGGTCGATTGTTCGCATGGTCTTAACTCCAAAACTGCGCAAAAGTGCGCATCGGTGCGAGCTTTTCAGGGCCCGCACCGATGAGCGCTCCTAACGCATCGCCAACAGCTGCTCAAAAGCCGAAGTCTTCAATTCATCGCCGCCATTGAACATGGCCGCTTGCATGCGATGCGACGGGGTCTTTGCAGTCACTCTGTGATCTACGTACTCCGTGACTGCGTTAAGCATGCCCCATGCGGTCCCGCGCACGCCACCGATATCAGAGCCGATAGCGGCGCCGCGGAAGAGCCGCAGAATCTCGGCTTCGCCTTTGGGCGCGCGCTTCGTGTCTTCGTCGGCGGCCAGGTCGGCCGGAACGAATGGCTTTTGCAGAAGCGCGGCGAAGTCAGCTGCAGATTCGACGCTGACGGGTTGCGGCGCGACGATCGCGGCAGGCTTCGCGGGACGCAACAGTTGGCGGACAAAGTCTTGCGCTTTGTCGTCGCTCATCTGCACTTGCGTGAGAGTCTCGCAAGCCTGAGCAATGGCGAGCGTGTCGACGATGCCCAGCTGCGCGCGGATCTTGTCGGCGTCGAAGTCCGAACGATGCGAGAGGTTGACCACGTGCTTTGTGGCTTCGCTCATCGCGGCCGCCATGGTATTGGCGCAGACAACCCGGGTCAGAATGTCGCGCGCCGTCGTCTTGGTCGAGCCGTCGCAAGACGTGGCCAGCAACAGATACGGACGGAGCTTATCGCCCGTGTTGCCGAATATGTATTCCTCGCCAATGCGAGCGGTCGCGTAAAACTTGCGGCCTCCGAACAGGGTTCCCGCGGTCTCGAGCTTGTCATTAAAGAAGCCGAGCACTTGCGCCGGTTGAACCGTTTTGTATTTGTTCGAAACGAGACCGAGCGCTTCGCCAGTGTCGGAGCGCATCAGAACATGCTGGTCGCTCATTTCGCGCTGATCTGTGCCGGCGCGGTCGGCGAAATAGCGGACCTTGCTGCGCAGAATGCGGAAGTCCATGCCGCTTTGACTTTCCCATGCTTGCACCAGCTGCTCGGGCGATGCGGTCGCCAAGGTCAGGCCTTGCGTCGCGAGATATGCTTCGATGGACTGGCCGAGACCGTGCCAACCCGCCTCGCCGACATA